AAACACTGTGCCGGTGACAGACTCTATTTCATTTTCTTTGTGATAAAAACAACAAGCGCCAGTTTCACCCACGTTATTGCCACAACCTCTTCTTTTTGCCTCGTCCTCAACGCTGATTGACGACGATATTGGATCATACTCATTAATGTCGGGAACAGGAATATTGTTTGTGGTTTTGAATTTTGATTTAACCAAATCTATTTTGTATAAAAATTTCCATCGGTATCCGTCAGTTAAAACTTGGTTGTCATTTGTTCTTGTTGGTTTTACAGTGGAAGAACTCAATCCGTTTAAGTCGGATCTATTTTTTTCGTTTGATCCCATACACACATAAACTTCATTGTCATCAGTTACCGCATAGTAGTTTCTTGCCGCACCAGTTTCACCAGCCGGAATTCCTGATGATCTATATGGATAAAAAACTTGTCCTCTTCTCCAGTCAACTCTCTTTGCAACGACCTCAACATCACTCGATCTGACTTTCTGTAAAAAGTTTGTTGTTTCCCAAACTTGTTGATCGTCATCAATCGAATTTAATTCGCTGGTAGGTGTTTCTGTTCCACCCAAAAACAACAACCAATTGGTGTCATCACCACGGATGGTGTCATAAAGAGTTTTTGCATTATCAATACCAATTGATCTTTGTGATGTAACCATTTCAGTTCCTTATGTGCAACTAGGTGAACTAATATTCGGAGATTGATCTGCCGGACTTAAAAAGAAAAAGTCACCAATATTTATACTACCAAAGACGGCTCCAGACCACAGGCCTGTAGTTTCGTTAAACGATTCAGTTCCGTTTATTTCATCACTCCATGCAGGATGATTGAATGATTTAAAGTCATCCCCACTTCCATCACCATCAAAATCAAATGTGCAACCACTCGATGCCGTTAATCCAACCGTATCATTAAGTCTATATCCAAAATAATTACCAAGAATAGATGTTTCTGTCGCACCAAAAGTTCCATCAAAATCATCTGGTGGAACATACTCATCGTTTTCCTTATTGAAAATAAGTTGAAGTCCCGCTGGGTGGAACATGCTATTTACGATTTCAAAAGCCTCGTCCTGCCTTTGATCTGTAACGTTTTTAACTTTCAAAAGATATGAGTAATCGTGATACCAACAATTATCGTGTAAAACTAATTTGCCCTGACCGAATAATCCAACTCCGGTTCCAGTAAAGTAAATACCATTTTCTAAATCTAAATTTGGTGCGTTAAAATCCGGAACTCCACCATCGAGTCGCAAAATATCTCTTTTAGGTTCGTATACTTCTACTTCGGGTATTTCGTTGGATCCAGCATAAATACTTTGGAACAACCATTTAATACTCTCAATGTTTGATTTTTTTGTATAAAAATTTTCTCTAATTTTTCCGAGAGTTTTTATAATATGTCTTTCGGTCCCGGTGTCTTTGTTTAGAGTCGATTCATTAATTAAGCCTGGTGTGTACTGAGAAACGAAACGTCTCAATATTAATTTTCTGAGAATGGGATCACCGATGAAACCAGTTGGATCTGCTCCAAATACTTGTCCAAATTCAAGACCTACTTTTTCATAATCAATGAGAATAGAAAGATATTCCGGAGAAAAATAGTATCCAGATCCATACCCGCCAGGAATGAACTCACCATCAACTGCGTTAATTGGATCTATGTAATCTTGTCCAAGGTGCAACCAATCATAATATTGACTAACCAACGAGACAAAATCAGTGAAGCCATTCAATGTTAAGTAGTTGGGTAGACTAACAGCATAATATCCGATACCACCCCCACCGCTACTTAAAAGTGGTGTTGGCGCCCTAGGAAAATCCGGAAACGCTGGTGGTGGATTTTCTCTTTGTGTTTGAGAAAATCTACTACTATAGTCCCCATAAATTTCTTCAAATCTATATTCTGGAGTTTTTGTCGTATTTTTTAGAACAGATCCAAACATTACTGACCCGTTATCGTAACTTCTCTTTGGACAACATTTAATACCATTTCCTGTTTGGCATTAACAGAAATTGCTTGAGGTCTTGCAGTAAACGTTACTGATGTGTTGTCTTGAATGACACTTGGTTTAATACGCACAAGACCTGTTCTATAGTTGATGTCACCGACACCGCCTCTTTGAACAATTGTTCTCACCCCACCAGAGTCTGTCGCAAGGAAAAGTGGAGAGAATCCATATACATCTTCTTCTGCACTGGAATCGACAATATAAACATCCGAGAAATCAAATTTTGGAGATACAAAACTACTTGATGACAGTCCTTGACCTTCAACTTGCCCGTCATTTATTTGATTTTTAAATGAGAATTGAGTTGTTCTTGATGAGTTAATCACTTGTGTTGTTGTGAGATTTGAACGTGCCTCGATAGAGTCTGGTAAAATGGCAGAATCCACATTTGAGATAATATTCACAAACTCAGTGTATGAGAAATCGTTGTTGAATTTTTCCCCACCAAATTTAGTTTCAACTGCTTCTCGAATAGCAAATGACATTTCTGCTTCGCTTCTTTGCGTTTGTCCTGAGATGAAATTGACATTATAAGAAAGATTCAGATTCACATTCAACGGTGGAATATATTCTGGTAAAATAGAGACTGGTGCTTTTTCTTGAAGTCTATCAACTATGTCCTGAGATACATCTAAACCACCCGTAATAACAGAAACAAAGACTCTCCCATAATATGGAGGATCCAGTTCCTCCCCACCGAAAATGGAGATAACCTCATTCGGTGTTGCGTCTTGGGAGATTAAATCACTAATTATCGCATAGTAGTCATCCTTGATCACGGCACGATCTTGTGCAGCAAACCATTTTGGAGCGAAGAATTTAATTAATTCTGGATTTGGTTCGTCTGAGCCAAAGAAACTAGGTGCAACAACTTCCGCTGAACCAGCAGCGTCAGAGTACGAGAATGTTCTGATTTCATTTGAAATTTCACCTGACGGAATAAAGTACGAAAGTCTAATTTTATCAGTCGCAACGATTATTCTACCAACGTTATCTGTTGCAAGGTTTGGATTTGTCCCAGCGATTGCGTCATAAACAAACTCACCGTTTCCTCTTGCCGAAAATACAATTTTTATTGAATTGTTTAGCCTCTCGACAAAATACACTCGACTATCGGAGTTAATCGTTGTGTTTACAAAATTCGATCTAGTGTATTCGGTAAAAGTTGTTCCACCATCTTCACTTACCTCAACGACGATTGAATTTATGTCAACTCTGTCGTCAGGAAGAATATAAGTTTGTGTGGTTAAGTCTACTTGAGAAGTGATGTCTCTATTAAGAACCAAGTCCTTTGCTTCATGTAAAACAACATCACTCGCAGAATTATTCTCATCTATTTCATATGAGTTTCTTGTGTAAAAAGTATATGTGTCACCGTTATCATTGGTGCCGACAAACTTAGAATATCTTGGTAATCTTGCCGTTAGTCCCGTCATATTTACCGATGCTTGTGATGATGTTCTACCTCCAACGGTAAATCCTAAGTGTTTGGTGAGAGATATCAGTGATTCAAGTCTTTGTGCTGTATCTAAATACAACTCATTAACAATCATATTCGAGTAATAACCATAATAAAGAGTATTATAGGCTAACGCATCAATGAGAACGTTTACCGCAGATGCGGTGTAATCTAAGTCTTTGATTGGATTATCTGCTTCATCCCTAGAAAGATAATCAACAATGCTTTGTTTAATCGAAGGATAATCTAATTCACCAAGTTGAATTTGAGATTGCTGTAAGTTTTGTGCTTGTATTGCTTGTGGAGTAGGATCAGTTTTAGGTAGAGTTTTTCCTCTGGTCCCCCTAGTGTCACTCGTGTTTGGTCCTATCGAATAATATGACATCAGATTGCCCTTTCGATTTCAATTGTTACGGACTGGACAGTTGCGGGATCATTTCTCAAAAAGTACCTTATCTCCAACAACAAATTATTAGAATCCAATTTAGACTCATCAAAAATAACCTCGTCAAAAATTACTCTGGGTTCATAAACTTCTAAAGAATAACGTATGCTAGAATTTATTGATGCCACTGTTTCTGGAGTCAGTGTGTCAAATAACAAATTTACTACACCACCCCCAAAATCAGGAAGAAATGGTTTTTCGCCCGGAGTCGTAAGAATTAAATTTCTAACGGCTTGTGCAATTGCGTTCTTATCTCTTTTAAGTGCAATAGAATATGGTGACTCAGATCCAACTCTAGTGAACGCTAAGTCGATGTCAGAATATACGTTTGTTGGAAAAATAGTTTCTGCCATATTCTCTCCCTTTTATGTATCAGTCCTGAGTGTATGTAGGTTCGGTAATATCATTCGGATCATGTGGAATACTGTCTCTAAACAACGTCACTCCCATGACATGACTGTTTGTTGTCATGTTATGATCTATGGATCCAATAAACCAATTTCCAGAAGTTCTTTTGGTATAGTGTTTTATAATCGTTGGGTATCTGTTCACGATTTCAACGAGTTGTCCCGGTCTAAGAGTTAAATCCCCCGGCAGAACCATCAATGCCTTTTGTGTCGTTAGTTGTATCATTTGTGCCTCTCTGCGAAGAGGAGTTTTGTCTGGTGTATCCCAGAAAGTGGCATATGTTCTTGATGCTTCCAAATAATCCTTAAACTTCGCACCCTGCTCTGGACAATTACAACTGTTTGTTGCATTTGGATTTGAGTAGATGCAACCCAAATATTCGGATCCCAATCGACTTTCGATGAGATCACACTCTATGGTTTCTTTTTCTAACTCGTCGATTTCCAGTACGGTTGGTTCTAAGAAATCATCTTGATCTAACTCACCAACCAAGTTATAGAACTTTTGTTTCGCTGTCGGATTTTCTTTTTCCATTTCTGCCGTATATTTTTCAAACTCCAAAACATCAGGACGAAGGTCCTGTCTTGGACAATTTATGTACGGATCATAATCTGCTTGCCCCTCATCTCTCGGTGCAAAAACAGGACCGTTTGGATTAGCACACTCATACTTGTCACAAGCGTCGTCCAGTCTTTGTTTAGAATAAACAACAAATTGTCCAGAGAAGTTTCTTTCTAAATCATGAATATAATCATCTATTTTAGCATCATCAACAGCCGTTGATATTTCTGGTGGAGTAAAGATGCCATATTCGGATTCACCTGATATATCATATCTCCACATGTTATCAATAACTACTTGCGAAAGATATGGAGAGTTGTTCCAAAGTTCTCCGATTTCTCCCTCATAGAGTAGTTCAAATCTATTTGTTGTATTAATATCACCAAATCTTCCCTCATCGTAATTCCACATTTTGCCATGAATATTTGTTTGTGGAATGTAACCTTTTCCATACCAAGCGAATCTTCGATAAGAGCCATCATATATTTTGCCAAGTTTTGAGTTCGCTTGGAATGAGCCATTAGAAACAAAGTTTTCGTATGGGAAGTCTCCATCATCTGTCCATATCAAATTCTGGAAGTGAGACTCAAACATTGAATTAATATTTACACCAGTCATCGGTGCTTTGAATGAATGCCAAGATGATGGCAGAGTTTCACTTGGAATAGGGAATTTGCTATATGAAACGTGTGCCCACTGATTTTCTTGACTCACCGTTCGGTAGAAACTATTCAGAGGATCCATTCCGAGTTCATTTTGTAAATCATTAATTAATGTCGGATACAAGACAGGCTTATTCGCACCCTCGAACAGATGCTCCTTATACTTGTCAGTTCGTGTAACAGCAATATCAAACCCAAACGGATCCATGCCAATAACACTCATATTGTAGTTTGCCGATTGTCTACCAAAAGGTCCGGCAGTTAATTGAACAAGATATGGTAAATAGTATTCAGACCCTGCGTCTCGAATAAATCCGAATGGGAAGTCTACCAATGTTTCTTCACCCACAGCCGTTTCAAACTCAACTCGGATGAAACTCTGAACCTCTGCGAAAAATCTCCTTGGAGATTTATATGGTTCTCTTGGTGCGTACCAGTTTGATCTGTTAATGTAATTACTAAACAATTGACCACCATTACATGCTTCTGGATCAACATCACAGTAGTTGGTGTATTGTGGTCCAACATTGTATTCTAAGTAGCCGTTATCTCTATACAAAGGTGAGTCAAACGAATCACCACCCACAAAGTCTTTGGTGTATCCAAGTTGACCACCACGACCACCATTTACACTTATACCAACAATTTCAATTTGTATACTACCGTCGAGATTCCAATATTTGGTTCCTTGGCTGTTTGAAGCAAAACCAGCAATAAGACCTCCCACGGATCCTCCGCCGGGACCACCGGGGGGAGTGGTGCCTCCACCATCACCGTCAGGATCATCAGGATCTTGGTATTCACATGAACCATTGTCGATTGTTGCTGCGGGATCATAATTGATCGCATCGGGATCTGTGCAACCCAGTATGGGATCTGGATCATCTGGATCACCACCACCGGGACTTGGGGGATTTATGACGGGATCAGTGGTATCATCTTGAGGAGTTCCGGGGTTTTCTGTATCAGCATTAGCATCAAGAAATTTTTCCACGAATGTTGAAGGTGAAGTGGGTGTAATTTTTACGATAATTTCGCCGGGGAATCCAAAGTCTCTATAAAAATGTTGATCATAGTCATGAGAAAGTCCCCAGTTACTAAGACCTAAAAATTTTGCTGTGTTGTCTGCGGAGAAAGTATTATTTGCCAGAGGATCAATGTTACCAGGCCCAAATGGCATACCGTAACGAACAGGTGGTTGTTGGACTCTGCCAGGAATCGAGTATCCAGCGTAACTTGGTACATTCATGTAATTTTGAGATGGTGTTCTGGGAACATCTGGATTATTTGGCTTTTTTCCTGAATAACTTGATATTGGTCTTTCACCTTCACCGTCATCTAATTGAGGACCGCCGGGACGATCAGGGTCAACCTCACCGTATCCAAAGTCTGGGCTTAAAACACCAGCAGATGTCACATCACTTGCATTGTTTTTTGCACCACGGAGATATAACTCAAACATGTCACCAGTTCTCGTATCATCTGAGTCTGGTTGATCCGAAACATTTCTAAATTCAGAATAACTATTTTTGTTTCCAAAGAATGGTGCTAAAAATACCGTGAAGGGAGCATAGAAGTCTCCGAATCGAGATGCTCTTGCTCTTTGATCAGCGTCCGCATACTTTAACTGTTCATTGACCGCTCTGTTGTCTTCGTCACCTATTAGTTTATCTGTATTAAAAGGCCTTTTTGTTTGATACCACCAATCATAAGCATATACTGGCTGATCAACGTTAATTTTATTTAATCCATAAAATCCTTGAGGGGATGATAGACCACCACCAAACCCCTCGTTAAAATCTCCTAGGATCGAACCCGATTCCCCAATTGTTTTTACATTTCGATTTTTTGTCACACTCTGCAAAAGAGGCTCTGGTGATTGAAGTAAAGCGCCGTTTATACCACTCAAGGCAAAATATCTTGGGACATCAACCTCAAACGCATGAGACTCATTACTTGAACCGTCATCTGAAGTTTCTGATCTCTGATATCCAGAGGGAAAAACAAGTTGATTACTTACAGAGTATGAATCTCCAACTTCAGGTAAACCAAGAAGAACTGATGGATCCATTAAACCGTTATTGTTACCAATACTGGTATTTACTCTTTCACTATAATATGGATGTTCATTTTCTTCTAAAAATGGAGAATACGTTGGAACGTAATCATTTAAAGTTATGACTGGAAGATCATCTTCATCTCTTTGTAAAGATTCTTTCGTTGCAAAAATTTCATAACGACTGCCCCTGATTGGTTTTCGTTTAATACTCTTAACGTTCATCAAAGAGGAATTTACAGGAGCCTCTCCAGTGATGCCGGGAACACCTAAGTATGGCTTTTTGGACTGAACAAAAACTTTCTTGTTTACAAAATCAACCCACGAAGAAAGTAAGGTGCTTCTATATCCATCGAGAAGTTCTAATTTTCTCGTGTAAACAGCAATAACACTTGGTCCCCATTGAAGGACACAATCGTTGTTGGATGCAACATCCTTTGTTCCGAGAGAGTTAATCGACTCAGATGCTTTTTCAACACCATGATTTGGTCTAACCTGCAACTCTGCTTGTCCTGTTCCCTCACCCTCAAGTTCAATTTGTCCTGTAAATACTTCCACAATTGGTTGAGCGTCTGGTTTTCCCGTTGATTGGAAACAACCGCCACATGGGAACTGATGAACCCCACCGATGTTGTCTGAGTATATTCCATGATACGAAGCATTAAACTTTGGTGGACTAGAAACATCATCTCCTTGGTGTAACGCACCAGCCCAAGCATAATCACCTTGGAACTTACTTACGTTCGTGTATTCTAAATATTGATTAAACTCGTATTGACCATATTCAAAACCATCATAAACATTTCTTTCTAAGTTTTCGAGATCCAGTTGAACTTCAACCAAGTCCTCTAAAATTTGAGGGTTAAGTTCAATTTCTTGACCCGTTTCTGTCACAAAACCCTGAGCCGGTTGGGTGTAATCATCAAGTGAAACAAATGGCTCCTCTGGAGGTTCATTTTTGTATGTAAATGTTCTTGCTTCAATCTGAACGTGTGAGTTGTCATAATTTCTATTACTTTCACAATACGTTATTTGCTGTTCAACACTTTCAATCATTCGATTTAAAGAATATTGTGTGGCATCTATTTGGAACAAAATGGATCGTAATTCACCCTCTGGTTCATCGTCTGATTTTAATCCATACAATTCACCCATTGTGGTGTTGTAAAAGGAATCACTTTCTTCGTCTGTGTCTGGATCAATAAAATCATAACTAGAAACGAATCCATTAGCATTAGAGAATTCGTTCTCCGGATCATAGTCAATGACATCGGTGAATGAACCAGCAGAAACAATATTGTATGTTGAAGTTTGTCCGGCAGTTAAGCCAGGTTCCTTAAAATTCTTCAAACAACAAACAGAACACCTATAGGTCGCCCATTTTTCTTTGATATTCTTCTTAAATTCTAACTTTGCTTTGTTTTCTTTTAAATCTCTTTTAATGCCTGTAATCTCTTTGATAAGATTCGCACTGGACTCTGTAATATCAAACATGGGTTGCCACAGAATATTTTCATTATAACCGGAAGTTGGATCCTCTTGATTCGTGTTTTTTCCATAGTCTAATTGGAAATCATCTAAGAAATATCTTTGTCTCACTCTTTGATCGTTATGTGAAGACTCAAAGAAGTATCCATAAACAGAATCATATTTCTTTACAGAGTCTTTGGCTTCAAAGTCAAAATCCTCGGTAATAAGAGGAAACTGTTCAATTCCAAATACATCGTCAAATTCTTCTTGATACGAGTAAGTAACTTCTTCTATCTTGTGTGCGTCACTAAAGGATGTAAAATCGAGATATGGGTTATCATAATCGGGTGAAATTTTTTGATAAGAAGAAAGGTATGCTCCATTGTGAATAAAGTCCAAAGGAGCAAATTCTTTCAGGGTATTAAAAGAAACAATAGAGTCAAGTAAATTTTCCTGATGTGGGTTGTCAACGTAATATTTTCTAGGCCTCTCTGTTTCTTTAATTATGCTGTTGAGGGATCTAAAATGCCAACGATCAAAATCTTGCCAGAAAAGATAATTCGCAGCACTTTCATTATCAGCAGAAACCGCTTTTTCCGCAACATAATTTAACATTTGCATCACAGAAAGTTGTTGAACTTTCTTCTTAAATGGATATAAGTGATGATCTTTTTTGAACCAAACTGCGTTTGCTGTCGGTTCGAGATCAAAATCACCTTGATCAAAATTTGTTCTGTTGTCGTCCTCGGGATCAAAGAATTTTTCTGCCAACTTTTGGACAAGTCCCGTTCCAAGTTCGTCATCTTCATCCGAAACTATTTTTCCGACAAAGTTATCCGAATCTTCTTCAAAAAGACTATTTTCAACATAGTTATCATATAAAGTAGCATATGAAGAAAATTCAACAGTCCAAGATTGCTCTTTAAAGTTTCCTCTCATTAAAGATTGAACTTCATCAACAACTGGTGTTACGGAGTGAATGAAAAACTGTAAACTTTTAAACGAGTCTTCAACTCCCGGTGTTTCGATGTCAATTATAAATTTTTCACCACCAACAAGAGGTAACATTTCACCAATTTGTGCTGGCTCTCTGAAAGTCATAAACCCATGAACACCCGGAGTAAAAACATCCTCAACAATCTTCATGCCTGAAAAAATTTCGACGGTTGATTCGTCGTTTAATAAATCAATCTCTACACCATTTGGTTTGACTATCTTCGCAGTTTTTAAATCAAAATCTGCAATTTTGGATTGTTCACTCACCATAACTAAAAATTACCTTTCCCTGTATGATCCATTATATTTCAAAATACTTGAGCCTGAAATATTGGCATAACCTCGAATAAGTTTTTGCACCTCTACAATTACATCGGAAACATATTTTTTCTTTATAACTTTTATACTATTCTCTATTTTGGTGCTCGGTAGTTCATCAGAAAATTGAACAATTTGAATATTATCGTTTTTAATCGCATCATCCTCTCCGTCCAGATACGCTCGTGTAAGAGTTCTCTGGGATGATTTTCGATTGTTTGATGAGTAATTTAACTCGTTGTTTCTGGTGAAGGTGCCAGAGGTGCTGTAATTTGCTAACGGGCTGACAATAACGTTATCAAATTTAAAATAAACAACGGAGTCTACCAATTTGTCAATTCTTTTGGGTTGGAGATAATCTACACTTTCAAATCCAGCAGACAATCTAGAATACCTGTTTGGACCGTTTCTTCTAAAAACATAGAACGAATCGAGTCCACTTGTTCCTGTGGTTAAAGAGGAGAATGTGTTATGAATAACATTTGCTTTGTTCAGTGGCTCATAGTAATCACTAACAATGCCATATGCTCCCCCGACATCACCATCAGCAGAAGCATCTCTTGTTGCTATAATGTCACCACGCTTTATATCCATTTCCTCAGAAAAATAAAATGAATATCCACCACCGTAAGATGATCTTAGTGTTGATGCTTCCTGTCCAGTAAATCTTGGCCACTCTGTGTTAAAATCAATAATATCGTTAGACATCAAAACCAACCAGAAAAGAAACGGATCACCATAGACCTCTTGTGCAATAACTTCTGGTGTGGTTCCATCCTCCAACTTAACAAAATCAAAAATAGCAGGATCTCTCAAAGTCTGTTGCGTAAATTTAACAGACCTAAAGATGTCCATCATGGTGACAGTTCTGAGGTTAGGAAAACGATACTCTATTTTTGGATGACTTTCAAAATACATTTATTTTGCTCGCTTATTAAAATGAGTCTCGTGTGATGATTTGAGAGTTTGAACCAATAACGTTGGTGCCGGGGAATCTGAGGTTTGGCTCCAACTCTGTGAATGCGAGGGAGAGAGTTATGGCAATAGGATCACCTTCTGGTGAAGAAAAAGCCCCACCTGCCCCAGTTCGATTTACTCGAACGTCCGTCAAAACGGAGGTCTGAGAAAATCCTGTCCAAGTTCCAGCGTCCAAGTTTCTAAACTGTCTACCATTACTACCAAAAACGTACCACTGCCAAAGAGGAGGATGGAACATTTTTTCATTTGTTACGGCACTTGGTTCTGGAAGAGAATGTGCTTCAAATGCGGTTGCTAATTGAGAAATGAGCGATGCCTCCTCATTACTTCTAGCAAGCATACTAAAATTGAATTGAAAAGTTCTGTTTCCTGCGCCAGCGAAAAGAAGTTCTTCTCTATCCATATCGACCAATCCAATATAACCACCAACGGTAAGATCAGCGAGAAGAGAGGGAGATAGTCCTTTCACAACAGGAATTTGAGAAACCAAACCACCAAGAGTTCTAAAGAATCCACCCTGTTGTCCAGCCGCTGTGAGGGCACCTTCAATTAAGGGAGTTGTTGTTGATTCACCCTCTTCATATTTTATGTTTGATGCGGAAGACATATTTGGT